ACAAATATAGAATTGCCTCAAAGGATTTACTTGCGAGTAAATCTGAAGAGATAACTTTTTGAAGTATGTGCAGGAACTAAAACAAACCAAACATAATATAAGGAGAATAATTATGTCAAACGCAGTAGCATCAAGAATTGGTGCAATTAATGGTGGTTCAGATAAATCAGCATTATTTCTTAAGGTTTGGTCTGGCGAAGTTTTAGCTACTTTCATGAGAGAAAACAAAATGCTTGGTATGACCCAAGTAAGAAGTATCTCTTCTGGTAAGTCAGCGCAGTTCCCTGTAATTGGAACAACTTCAGCTAGTTACCACACTCCAGGAAATGAGATTGTTGGAACTTCTGTGAACCACGCAGAAAAAACAGTAAATATAGATGACCTTTTGGTTTCATCTGCATTTATTGCAAACATAGACGAAGCTAAAAATCATTACGATGTTAGAAGTATCTACACATCTGAAATGGGAAGAGCTTTATCAAACACAGTAGACCAGAACTTACTACAATTAGCAGTATTAGGAGCTCAAGCTTCTGCTACAGTTACTGGTGGTTCGGGTGGTACTCAAATAACAGATGCAGATGCTAACACAAATGCAACTTCACTAATATCATCTATCTTCGAATGTGCAGAAGCACTTGACGAAAAAGATGTGCCTTCTGAAGACAGATTTTGTGTCGTGACTCCCAATGTCTATTATCAAATCGTACAAAACGATAAGATTTTAAACAGAGACTTTGGTGCTAATGGCAATGGTGTTTACAGTGATGGTACAGTAATTAAAGTTGCTGGTATCAACATTGTTAAATCTAACACTGCTGTAGACGCATACGCAGATAATTCTGCTTCAGTATCTGGAACTAACAATACTTATAATGTAGATGCTTCAAATGTTGTAGCTACAGTTTTCCATAAGAGTGCCATCGGTACTGTAAAACTTATGGATTTAGGTATGGAGAGTGAGTACGATTTAAGAAGACAAGGTACTTTAATGGTTGGAAAAATGGCTTTAGGGTCAGGAATAATCAGACCAGAAAGTGCTTCACTTATTAAAACAGCATAATCACTTTAACAAATACATAGGCGCAGAGATTAACACAGACAATCTGCGCCTGTGTTTATAAAAAATTTATGGCAACAATCACAACAAGAACTACGCAGTTAGAAGCAGTTAATACTATGCTTTCAACTATAGGAGAAGCTCCAGTAAATACATTGTCTGGTTCATTACCTACAGATGCAAGTATGGCTAAAAATATTTTAGATGAAGTAAATAGAGAAGTACAATCAAGTGGTTGGAAATTTAATACTTCATACAAAGCAACATTAAGTAGAAACACAGACAACAAAATAGTTGTAGCTAGTGATGTCATGTTAATAGAATTTAATCCTTTATTAGAAAGTAAAAGTTCTTATGACCCAGTTATAAGAGGAAACTTTTTATTTAATTTAGCAAAAGAAAGTTATGTATTTGATAAAAACTTTAACAATGTAACTATTGTATCTTTATTAGATTTTGAAAATATTCCAGAACAAGCAAGAAGATATGTAACAATAAGAGCATCAAGAATATTTCACGACAGAACTTTAGGAGCAAATGCTCTACACAGATTTAGTCAGCAAGATGAATTAGTTGCTTTATCAATATTAAAACAAGCAGAAGCATCTGTAGCAGACCATAATATATTTAATAGTTATGACCAGTACACAACAGTTGCAAGAAGCAGGTCTTACAAACTAATAGATTAATGCCTTTAATAACTAGAAGTATCCCTAATTTGATTGGGGGAGTGTCTCAACAACCAGAAATTTTAAGATTAGAAAATCAAGCAACAGAACAAGTTAATGGTTTTTCTGGTGTAGTTGAAGGTCTAAAAAAAAGACCTCCTACAGCACATGTTTCAAAGATTTCTAGTTCAACTTTAACAAACGCTTTTATTCATACAATTAATAGAGACGCTAATGAGCGATACATTGTGGTTATTAGTAATGGGGTTATTACTGTTTATACTGTTTCTGGAACTTCTAAAAATGTTGTGATGCAAACTAATGCTTCAAACTATTTAACTTCTAGTAATCCTAGAGGTGAGTTTAAAGCGCTTACAGTTAATGATTACACATACATATTAAATACAAGTAAAACAGTAGCGATGGACAGCTCAACAACAAGTCCAGCTAAAATAGAGCAAGCAGTTTATACAGTAAATCAAGGTATAAATAACACGCCTTATTCAATAACAGTTGATGGAACTACCTATTCATTTACTTCATCAAATTCAAATACTAAAGATATTAGAAATGGAGTTAAAGGTGCAGTAAGTGCACCTGGTGTAACTTTAGCTGATATTGGCGATAGTAGTTTTTCACTTATAAAATCATCTGGTACTTTATCAGTATCAGCTTCAGATGGTTATGGTAACCAAGCTTCACAAGTAATTAAAGACACAGTACAGAATTTTACAGATTTACCTGCACAAGCAATTAATGATATGGTTGTTGAAGTTCAAGGTGATGCTTCAAATAGTTTTGATAATTATTATGTAGTTTTTAAAACAAGCACTAATGTTTGGGAAGAAACAGTAGCTCCTGGAGTTGAGATTAAAATTGACCCAGATACAATGCCTCATGTTTTAATAAGAACTGCTGATGGTAATTTTAGATTTACACAAGTTGATGGTTCTAGTTATACAGTTAGTTCAACAAGCTATGATGTACCTTCATGGGGTGAAAGAATAGCAGGTGATTTAGACAGCTCACCAACACCAAGTTTTGTAGATACAAAAATTAATGACATTTATTTTCATAGAAATAGATTAGGTTTTCTTGCAGATGAAAATGTTATCTTGTCTAGGTCTGGAGAAAACTTTGAATTTTTTAATGAAACAGTTACAGATGCTTTAGACACAGACCCTATTGATGTAAATGTATCTCACACTAAAGTTTCAATTTTAAAACATGCAGTTGCATTTGATGAAAAGCTTTTATTATTTAGTGACCAAACACAATTTATTTTAACTGGTGGTGCAAGTTTATCTCCAGGAAGTGTTTCAGTTAATGTCACTACTGAATATGAAACATTAGATACAGTGTCACCAGTTGGTTCTGGTAACAATGTATTCTTTGCTTTTAACAAAGGACAGTTCACAGGTGTAAGAGAAATGTATGTTGAAAGTGATGGAGAAACAAATCAAGGTGAAGATATAACAGCTAACATACCTAAATATGTTCCTTCAGATGTTTTTAAATTTGCTATTGCATCTAATGAAAACATTTTAGTTTGTTTAAGTAGCAAGACAGGACAACTTAATAGTTTATATATTTATCAATGGTTCTTTTCTAATAGTAAAAGATTACAAAGTGCTTGGCATAAATGGACAATTGGTGATGATAATAACACTAAAATTTTAAACGCAGACTTTATAGGAACAACTTTATATTTAGTTATAGAGAGGTCTGATGGAGTTTATATTGAAACTGTTGATTGCGCTCCAGCTTCAGTTGATGTTGGAGAAACTTATCTAACTCATTTAGATAGAAAATTAAGTAATGCAGATATTACTGAAAGTTATGATGCAGGAACAAATTTAACTACAATAACTTTACCTTACACAATTGATGCTACTATGAAATTAGTAGGTAAAAGTGGAGCCTCAAATAAAGCTGGAAGAGATATATCTTTAGCTTCACAGACAGGAACAACTATTACTGTAAATGGTGATATAACTGCCTTTAATTACTTTATTGGTGAGCAATACCAGTTTGATTATACATTCTCTCAACAATACCTGGCACTTGGAACTAACACTCAAGGCTCAAGAACAAGAATTAGAGAAGGTAGATTACAAATAAGAAATTGGACAGTTTCATTTAATGATACAGGATTTTTTCAATCTTCAGTAACACCAGTTGGTAGAGACGCTTCAGTTGCTACATTCACAGGTACCATTGTAGGTACAGGTTTAGCTGGTTCAGTTAATTTAGAAGATGGAGATTTTACTTTTGCAGTTCAAAGTAGAAATGAAAACTTAACTATTAGTCTTACTAATAATAGTCATCTACCATGTAACTTTGTTAATGCAGAGTGGGAAGGATATTATGTCTCCCAGGCATCAAATTCTTAAACCACACTTAAGAGTAGCTACAGAAGAAGATTGTATTTATTTATCTAAAAATTTAAGAGAAGAAGATATTAGAGAAATAAAAGCAGTTACAGGTTTACCACCATTATTATCATTATTAATTGGACTTAAAATAAGTTCAGTACCTTTAGTTATATGTGATGAGAATAGTAAACCAGTTGCTATGCTTGGTGTTGTACCTACTGGAATAATTGGTTTTATTTGGATGGTAGGAACAAAAGATTTAAAAAAAATAAGCTTGTCTTTTTTAAGACATTCAAAAAAAGTTTGTGATGTACTTAAAGGAAAACATCAAGTTCTACATAACTATGTAGATAAAAGAAATAAACTTCATATCACTTGGCTTAAATGGATGGGATTTACCATTTTAAAAGAAGTTGATTATGGAATTGAAAATAGAAAATTTTATGAATTTATTAAAATATAATGTGTAACCCATATATAGTCGCTGGTGCGTCTGCTGTATTGCAATATCAAGTTGCTAATGCTCAACAGAAGTCAGCACAACAACAAGCACAAAGACAAAATGAATTAGCTTTAAGAAACAGAGACGCTAAAATTACAACTTCACAAAGACAGTTAATAGAAAAAACAAAAGCAAGATTAACTAGAATTGGTGATGCTGAAAAGACTAGCAGAAAGAAAAGGTCTATTTTTAAAACTAATAGAGAAAATATTACTGGTAATTCTTATGAGTTCTTATTAGCAAATTATTATAGCACTGAAGGTGATTACAAGAATAGAGTTTTAGGAAATATCGAAAGAAGTAAATTTAATTATTTATATGGAACATTACCTGCAATAGATAACCAGTATCAAGGTCAAAGCACTTATGTGCCTCAAGTAAACCAAGGTTACAATGCTTTAAATTCTGGATTAACTTTTGCTTCAACTTACTACGATTATAAATCCAAAAGAAACAGATATGAAACTGATGTAGACCCATACGATTATGGTAGTTCTGAAAGTCTCTCATACGATGGATGGGAGGATTAATGGCTAAAAGAGACCCAAGCGCAGAATTTAATCAAATGCCAGAAATGACTATAGAAACTGTTGATTACAACATGTTCTATAAGCCAGAGGCAAAGCCAGTTAGTGCTGGTTTACAACAATTATCTAAATCATTAGCTGGATTAGTACCTTCTTTAACTAACTACGCTATCACTGAAGAAATTAAAGCATCAGAAAAAGAGAAGAATAAAGCAATAGCTGATTACAATTCTAACAAAAATGCTTTCAAGGATTTAGTTAAGTCTGGAAAAATACCAGAAGGAGCTAACCCACATTACTTTAATAAAATGATGGAGTTAGATTTAACAAATAAAGCTAGAAAATTTAAAAATGAATTTGATTTGTTTGCTTCAGAAAACAGACTTGAAGAAAATTTAACACCAGATGCTTGGAATGAAACATATGAAGCTCAATTAAAATCTTTTTTTGAAAGAGAAAATATCGGTAAGTATGACCAAGTAGCTCAAGCTAAAGCATTTTTTAATAATACTTCTACTTTTAGAAATGAAAGAGAGCAACAGTTTATGGCTAGTAGGATGGCTTTTATTAAAAAGAATACACAAAACAATGCTATTAAAAATTATGCTGGAATGTTTATTGAAGCTCAATCAGATGGATTAGATAACGATACTTTGTTTAGTAAAATTAAAGATGAAACAAAATCTTTTATGGACACTGGAACAAGTGGTGAAAGAGCTAATGATTTATTCCTAGGTGGTTTTAAGAAATATTTAGATGTAATTAATGACCAAGATGGATTTGACTATGCTAGACAAGTTCTTAATGGGATGAGTGACTTAAAATTAGGTACTGGTTATTTTGCTGGTGAAAAAGGCAGAAGAAGAAATGAAACTGTAAGATTAGAATTAATAGATGAACTTAATGCTAAAGAGTTAGAATTTTTAGATGGAGAGAAAAAACTTTTTAATGTTAGAGACGATAGACAAAAACAAAAATTAGGTGAAGAGTTCTTTGAAGAATTTAATAAAGAAGATTTTAATTTATCAACTTTTAGTAATCAATTAATAGAAAATTCAAATGGTGAGTTAGTTTCTAAATATACTAAAAAAGACCAATTTTATATTAGAGGTTTAAATGAAGCTTTACAAAAAACAGTTACAATAACTACAAGCGATATTGGTGCCTTACAGACTTTATTAGATTTAGAAGAAAACAATCCATATCTTGTAAAACAAAAAGCTTCAGAGTTTGCTAGAGATGGAAAATTAAATAATTCTGATTTTAAATATTATTATAATTCTACAAATAGAAAACAAATTACAGAGAAAAATAATTTCTTTATTTTAAGTTCACCATTCCAAGATTATATGTCTTTGTTTAAAGATAAAAACATATCTAGTGTTCCTGGGTTTGCATTGGAACTGCCAATGTTAAAAAGTAGATTTAATACAGACATGGTTGATTGGCATAGAGAAAATGTAAGCGACCCACAATACGAAAACAAACCTTACAAATATCAAAAAGCATTTGATGCCCAGGTTAAATTTTTAATGGGGGATATATTGGCTGACAGTAAATTCATACAAGCTGTCTACGATACTTTCGGTATGGAAATATCTAAAAAATATAACATCGTTATTGAACGAAGAGGAGACGCATTAAATTAATGGCACAAATAGTAAATAGAAATGGACAAGAGTTTCCATTTCCAGACGATTATACTCAAGAGCAGATTGATGCTTACTTTGATAATTTAGAAAACAATAATCAAAATACAGAGGCAGAACCTAAAGAAGAAGAAGAGGGCAGAGGTATTTTAACTGATGTACCAGTTCAAGCTGTAGGTGGTGTTACTGATGCTAGTAAATCTGCATTAAGATTAATTGAAGGTGTAGGCCAAGACATGAAAAGAAAATTCAATGTTGGTGGTTTTACATTCGGTGATAACGCTAGTAATGGTTTTGCAGAATATCATACCTATGATGATGTAATTAAAAACAATATTAAATTACCTGTATCTGGAGACCCAACAGTAGTTGGTGATAGTGCTTTTGAAAATGTTATTCCAGATATTGATGAAGCAGATACAACAACAGGTTCAGTTACTAGAAGTATTTCACAATTTTTATCTGGTTGGTATTTAACTAAACCTGCTAAAGGACTTCAATTTGTTTCTGGTGGAAGTAAAGTTGCAAACTTTGCTAAAGCTACAACAAGAGGAGCAGTTGCAGATTTTGTAGCTTTTGATGAAGAGACAGGAAGATTTATGGATATGTTAAATACACAGTTTCCATCATTACAAAATCCATTATTTGAATACTTATCTTCAGAAGGTAAAGACGAAGGTTTTTACGAAGCTAGATTTAAAAACGCATTAGAAGGAGCTTTACTTGGTGGAGTTATGGAAGGTGTTATTAGGTCACCAGGATTAATTAAAGACCAGTTATCTGGTTTTGCTAGATGGATTAAATTAAAAAGACAATCATTAGATGGAAAAACTAAAGATGTTTCTAAATTAGCAAAAGTTGAAAGAGAGTTAATAAGACAAGCAGAAGAAAATTTTACTGCTTCTGGAAAAAAGAGTACACAAAAATTAGTTGAAAGTATTATTAAAGATAGTGGTTCTGATAAAATAAGTGGAGTTGTAAAAGAAATTCAAGAAACAGCTACAGATGATTTATTAAGCACAAGAATTGTAGACAATTTTTCAAAATATCAAGAGAGAGTTAGAAAAGGTGGCAAAGCTAATTGGAGAGATATTGATGAAGCATTAGATTTAGGATTATCTCCTAGAGCATACGCTGACACAAACTTTGGAATTATAGCTTTAAACGCTATGAGAAAAATAATTAACACAGAGAAAAAGTTTGATGTGATGTCTACTGAAATAATTAAAAGACAAGCAACAAAAGCTGGATATGACATTATCCAAACAACAAAAATGTTAGGACAGCTTGGTAATAAAATGGAGCAAGGTCTTAAGTTTATGTATGCTTCTCAAGCTATCCAACAAAACCTTGCAGATGCTTTATATAAAATGTCTGTAGGTTTATCTAAAGGTACTAAAGAATATACGCAAAAAGAGGCCATGATTACTACTGCCTTGTTAATGAGATTAATGAGGTTTGATGACAAAGTTGCATCTAATCTTGGTAGAGGTTTAAATTTAAGAGGTATTTTAAAAGACCAAAATGTTGATTTAGCTAATGACCAGATACTTAATTTAGTAAGAAACATGGATAGTTGGCCTGGAGATATTAAGGCTTTTTATCAAGGTGTTGCTCAAGTTAGAGATAAAAACATGCTTACAAGAATTATGGATTTCACTTTTAGAAATCAAGCTTGGAATAAAGCAAATGAAGTTTGGATGTCTTTTGCATTATCAAATCCAAAAACTCAAATAATTAACATTGTATCAACTGCAAATAATTTATTTTTAAGACCAATACAAACTTGGACAGGAAGTAAATTAACTTGGGGTTTAGATGATTACACTAAACAAGTCATGAAAGAACAAGGTGAAGACATGGTTTCTACTATGGCAGGTTACAGAAGTTATTTATCTGATGCACTAACATTTACTAAAAAAGCATTTAACGATGAAGATAGTATATTGTTCGCTGGTAGTACAAAGTTTGACACTAATACAAAAGCATTAGGAAATAGTAAGACAGCAAAAGCTATAAGAACACCATTAAGAGGTCTTACTGCTATGGATGAATTTTTTAAACAAATTTCATATAGAGCAAGATTAAGCGCTATAGCTACAAGAGAAGCAATAGAGAGTGGTGCTTCAAATACTAAAATAGTAATGACATTAAAAGATGGAACTAAAATTTCTGAATTTGATGCTTTAGTTGCTAAAAGATTTAAAGCAGGTTTTGATGAAACAGGTGTAATAGCTACAGATAAAGAAGCCTCAAGATTTGCAAAAGAAGTTACATTTACAAAAGAATTAGATGGAGTTCTTGGTTATGTTCAAAGAATAACAAATGAAGTTCCATTCATTAAACAGATTTTACCTTTTGTAAAAACACCTGCTAACCTTGCAATACAAGCAATTGAAATGACACCATTAGGATTAGTTGGAAAGAATTGGAAACATGCTACTGGTACATCAAGAGACGCTGTTAAAATTGCAGAAGTAAGAGGTAGAGTTGCAGTTGGTACAATTATTTTAGGTTCAATGAGTATGATGAATTTAACTGGAATGTTTACTGGTGGTTATCATCCAGATAAAAATATTAAAAGACAACAACAATCTATGGGGTACCAACCTTATTCAATTAAGATACCAGGTACTGATACTTATATTGAATATGGAAGATTAGACCCAATTGGTATGTTGATGGGTATGGTTGCAGATTATGGAAATATTTATAATGAGCTGAATGATAAAGACAGAGAGAAAATTGAAAATAATTTATTATCATTTATGGTTAATCAACAACAAGGTGCTGAAGAAGATTTAGGATTAGACACTAAAATTTCAAACATGGCTATTGCTGGATATAAAACAGCATTTAAAAATATTGCATCTAAAACTTATTTAAAAGGTCTAGTTGATTTTGTTACTTCATTTGATGGAAACCAAGTAGATAAAAAAGGCTTATGGTGGTTAGAAAATAAAGCAGGTTCTTATGTTCCTAATATTTTATCTAAAGTAATGAATGACCCATTCTTAAGAGAAACAGATGGATTTATACAAGCATTTCAAAAAAGATTAGGTGGTGTTGGTTTACCTAAAACTTATAATTTACTTGGTGAAGCAATAGTTAATTCACAAAATGCTCCAGGTAGATTGTTTAATAGTATGTTTAATCCAGTGTCTATTAAAGGACAAAAGGATGACAAGGTTTTAAAATCATTTATTGAAAATGATATTAATATACCACCTTTAGAACCAGTAATTAAAGGAGTTGATTTATCTAAATTTGTAAATCCAAAAACAGGTAAAACTGCATTTGAAGAATACAATGAATTAATTGGTAATTCTGGATTAAGAAAAAGTTTAGAAAAATTAGTACAAAGTAAAAGATACAACGATGCTCCAAGTCAAATTACTTTAGATGAGAATAATAGGTTTGGTGGTAAAAAAGCTATAGTTTATGATAAGATTAAATTTTATAGAGATTTAGAGTTTAATAATATTCAATTTTCTAACAAGTATGTTTCTAAAATGAACCCAGATATTACATTGGGTCAAGCGTACATTAACAAAGGCATTATTACTACAATAGGTAAAGCCACTAATAAATACCCAAAAGTTAAAACAGGAATTTACGATTTTATAGACCAAAGCAAGTAAGGTCATAAGAGGACACTTTAGATATATAAACCATGTCATTTTTAGCTCGTGTGTCGTACACAGCAAATGGAAGTACCGACACATTTTCATTTTCGTTTCCTTATATTCTATCATCACATGTAAAAGTGTATGTTGGTGGAGTAGAAGATACTGGTATTACATTTCCAACTACATCTACAGTTCAATTGTCATCAACGCCAGCTAATGGAGCTGTTGTTCTTATTCAAAGAACGACACCTTCAGATGCTAGGCTGACAGACTTTCAAGATGGGTCGGTTTTAACTTCAGCAGATTTAGACCAGAGTGCAGACCAAAACTTTTATTTATCACAAGAAACAAAAGATAATGTAGCTTCTAAAATGGGTCTTGATGCTTCAGACAGATTTGATGCTTTAAATAAAAGAATTATAAATGTTGCAGACCCAGTAGATAATACTGATGCAGTAAACAAACAATTCATATCTACAAACTTACCTAACATCACAACAGTTGCAGGTATTAGTTCTGATGTAACAGATGTTGCTAACATAGCTTCTGATGTCACAGCAGTAGCAAATGAT